AGTGCCTCGTTGCGCTCGGGCCGGTTGGCCTTGTAGTCGGCGCTGATGTCCTTACGGAAACCGCAGCGCTGATCGCAGCAGACTGCGACGTGGGCATACTTGGCCGCGAGCGCCCACACTTTACCGAGCGCCGTGATGCTCGTCCAATTTGGGTCTGTTTCCTTCCCGCTGACGTGCCAGAGTGGATGCACGAGTGAGGACAAATCGAGTAACAGAACGTCAGCCATCACAGCACCTCCTGAATCGAATTTGGCACGCCGCGAAAAATGTTGTATTCGGCCCCGCACTCGCAGACGGCCCACTCTGAGCCGTCGTAGCGCGGTTCCCACGTCCACTCGTTGTCCTGCGTCTGGTGCTGGTGAAAGCAGTTCGGGCAGTCGCCGTAGACGGTCAACTTTGTTGTGCCGACGTATTCGGCGGGATCGCCTTCAAGTGAGTAGTCGGAATCCAGTTCGACCACGCACGGGATCATGTCGATACGGACGTAGGTCGTCGCCAAGCGCCACCGCGCCCGCAACGTCGCCACGCGATTGACGCCAATTTCGGTCAATGCTTCCGGCGTAGCCTTCGCCAAATTCAGCAGGTCGCGGTCATCCTCTTGCTGCATCGTAAGTGCCACGGGTTCGGCGGTGCCGTGGCCCACCGAGGAGACGGACGACGGGGTGTCGCCGCTGCCGAAGTCGAATCGAGAGAGCAGGTCGGGCGAGATGCCCGCTGCGGTCCAGAGTGCGTATTCTTGAACGGATGAAAGTTTGCTATCCATGTCGTGGCCCTCCTCAGAGCCAAGTGAAGATTACAGGCAGAGCACTGAGCGCGTCAACAAGTTTCTTTACTATTTTGCGTGGTGTCTGCTCGCTTCATTCACGCGGCCCCCGCTGATTCACAGGGCACAACCGCGCAGCTTGCTTCTGGCCTTGGGCGTATGGCACGGTCTGCGTTCACCCGAGCCTTACACCGCCACCACTTGCCGCGATGGGCTTGCGTTTCCCCCGCCATCGCGCAGGGTTTAGGATGCCGAGAGCGCCTGTAATCGCCAGCCGCAGACGCTAACGCTCTCGTGCCGTGAAACGCTCACGATCTAATGAAAAGCGTCTGCGGAACTTGCGTTGCTTAAAACATTGGCCCTAGCCCGGAACACCCGAGCACTCGTGAGTCAACTTCCCAGCTACCTCACGTCTCCGACACTGTGTTCTCTGATCCCGCGCACGGCGTCCACGCGACGATACAGCAGTACCGGAGCTTCAGGCCAAACTCTATTGGTCGGCCTCGCCGTCAGCACCCGCCGACGTGCGAGGCCGAAACTCGTCGATCGCAGACGGGAAGCTCAGCACGGCATCGGTGACCAGATACACCGCCAGCAGCGCCAACGCCGCGCACAGCACAACGAGCGCCGTCACTGCCGCACCCCGCGATGCTGACGCGCCATGTAATCGACCATGCCGAACGCGCCGGCAATCACGCCGAACGCAAACGCGATCACCACCGCAATGATGAGCGTCATCGCGTCACCCGAATCGGCTGCGGCACGGGCGGCTGTGGCTTGAGCTTCTTGCGGCGCGGGTCTTTCTTCATCAACCTGGTGAGCGAGATGCCCGTCCGCGCATTGATCTGGTCGGCGACATGGCGCGGGGCCGGTCGGCGCTCGTTGATGATGCAGCTCATCACGCTGTCGTCGATGCCCAGCTCGGCGGCAAAATCGGATTGCGTCATGTCCTGCTTAGCGAGATACGTCTTGATGTCTTGGCGCAACGTGTTCATGGGACGATCATACACGAATACAAACACGTGTCAATTATTTTCTTGACAGTCTATCGGAGGCTCCTGTAGTCTCTTGCTCACGCGCTGGGAGGCGCGACACATGCGATACACGATTACCCAAATTGAGGCAGACCGCTGCGTGACAGGCGAATCCTTGGTGCGCGCTATCCGCGACTGCGGCGAAACCATCTTGGACAACATGAGCGACGATTGCATCGGTGCGGAGTTTGGTTACGCCGAAGATGGCACCACCTGCGACGAAGACGACGAACCCGCCATCCTCATCACCGTGGAGCGTGCGAAATGACTTCCGGCAGTGCGACCCCCATCGCCCTCCCAGCGTCGGACCCGAACGCCGCCGAACTTCGGGCAACTTTTTTCACGCATCATGCCGAAACCGCCTAAGACCCGCGCTGGCGGCACGTGGACGGAGGCCCGATACTGGCAGTTTGTGCGGTCGGGCCTGCGTCTGTTGTCGCGGAGATGGCCACCGAGGGCTGAGGCGCTGAAGCGGGCACGGCGTGCATATGTCGGGCCGAATCCGCGCCAGAAGTGGGAGTATCGCTGCGCGGCGTGTGGGCGCTGGTGGATGGGGAAAGAGGTCCAGGTTGACCATCTCATCCCCTGCGGCACCATCGCGTCCTACGGCGACGTGGGCGGGTTCGTGGAGCGCCTCCTCTGCGAGGTCGACGGTTTCCGCGTGCTGTGCCTCACGTGCCACCACGACAAGACGCACAACCAGACTAGCGCCAATCTGTAGAGTCCCAATTGCCTTTGCCGTGATTGCACGCCGCGCACAACACTTGCAAATTGTCGACATTCAACGCCAATTCGGGATGCGTGGCGCGTGGTTTGACGTGATCGACATTGAGCACCGTAACGCCGTCGCTGGGTGACGCCCCGCAGCACTGACAACGATTTCCATACCGCACAAACGCCAGCATTCGAACACGCCGCCATCCTGAAGACGTCAGAAACGACCGAGAAGTTACAAACGTGCGCGGCTTGGCGGATTGACTAGGTTGACGTTGAGCTATTACCTGCTGCACTTTTACTGGATTGATCCACTCACAAAACTTAATGATCTGCGCCCACTGAGCCTCTGTATCTCGCGTATACCGTGACCGCGTGCGCTGCCATACCACATCAAACACACTGCTTCGATTCATGCCGCGATCACGAATGCCAAGCTTCTGGCACGCTGTTCGCAGAATGTCGTGCTGATACTTTTGTTTCAGTTTCATGCTTACCTCTCTGAGATCAACAGCAAAGCCAGAGCACCCACGAGGCAAAGGTATCCCTATGGGAGTGACCTTGCCTCGGAAATGGATTCAACAGCATGAGCCGTCGCCCCTTTCGTGGCCCCAGAGTTCGCTGTATGACGCGCTCCGAGTGAATGGGACTATCGCGTCGTCACTGACGCCCTCGCGGCTCCCATCAGACCGTGCGCCCTCTCGATCCCTAGTCAGGCGCAATCCCACACCAACCGCTAGTGGTTATCCCGCTCGGTCGGCGTGCTAGTGAAATTGGTTGTCAGGGGAAGGTGCGTGATACGCTATGGTTCACGCTGAGCTTCCGGTGCCAGCCGGTAAGTCTTAGTGCAGGCTCCACGAGTTCACTAGGACTCATGGGGCCGCTTTTCTTTCTGCTGCTATTGTCGCACAGCTTCTATCGTTTACGACGCATCGCGGCCTGACGTTTCAGCACCGCCGCGATGCGGTCTTGCTCACGGCAGACGGCCGGCACGTTGACCGTGCTACGCGCCGTCATCCGTGGCCGCTTTCTCGTGCGCGGCGTGCAGCTTCTTTTCGAGCTGCTCGATGGCCTTCTGTTCGAGTTCGTGGCCGTGCTTGCGGATGATGGCCTTCGCGGCCTTGACGAGCAACGACTTAAACGGGAGTTTCATGCTAACGCTCCATGACGGTTGGCGCCGGCGCTTCGATGCGCGGCCCCTTCTGAATAGCCAAACGGTAATACGCCTGCTGTGCGGCCCATTGCGCGAACCCGTGGATGATGCCCGACGCGACGAGACCGTTCACGACCAATTGCCCGTGCGCGGCGTCGAACTGAAACTGCAAGCCAAGTCCCGACGCAAACGCCGCGGCCCCGCCGACGAACCGATTCAGCGACTCGGTATTGATGTTCATGGCCAAGAATCGCGGCGACCGCTTTGCCATTTCCATCAGTTCAGCCACGAGGACCGCCACCACTGCGCCACTGCCTATTTCGTTCGGATTCATCGCGTCCCCGTTTCCATCTGTCGCGCCAACCGTCCAGCCCGAGCGCCGACCTGTCTCGCCCATGTGCTGTCGCGCATTTCTGCCGCCGCCGTGACGTAATCGCCCGACTTCAGCGCGGCGAGACACTTCACGAACTGCCCGAGCTTCGCCGTGCCGAGATTGTAGGCCATATTGACCATGACCGACTGCCGCACGTCGTCCAACGTGCGCCACCACGGGAAGCGACTATCGAGGCTGTGCATCGTGTCGGTCACGTCGTTGCGGAGTAGCCACGCGGCCTCTGCGCGGGTCAGGGGCTTGTCCACAAGATTGCGCCCGAACCCGACCGTCAGCTTTCCGACCGTGTCCAGATACGGCACGCCGCGAAAGCCTTCATCCGTCATCAGGTCGGATTCGAGCGCGTCGAGGTTCACAGCGGCAATCCGTTAATGAATGAGACCGTGACGCCTTCGGCCTTCGCCACGGCATCGCCGTTCGTGGCCCACAATCGAGCCTGTTCCGGCGTGGCTTTCCCACGAGTGAAGTAGTAAGCCGGTCCCTCGGCTAGACAGATCGGCAACACGCGCCACCCGTTCACGCCGCGCCCGAGACGAATCACGCCATCAAGCCAACGATTGAGCCAGCAATCATCATCCTGCGGGTTGCACGCGCCCTGAAAAACGCTTTCGGCTTGCGCCTGGTAGAACGCAATGTCGATGAACTCGCCGCCGTGCGACTTGTAGAAGTCTGACTCGCCACCCTGCCACGGGTCGGTCGGTTCAACTGGATGGGACGAACCCACCCACCGCGTCGGTGAACCGTGCCACCCGATAATGGCTTCGTTGGCGAGCGCCTTGAGATATTTCAGTGCTTCGCTCAGTTCGTAGCTCGTCCAGTCGCCTTTGACCGGCTCCCACGCGGGCACGAGAATACAGCGGTCGAGCACACCGGCCGAGCGCAGCGAGTTGATGAGATTCGGCCAATATCGCTGAATACGCGGCAATGGATCAGTCCCGCCGTTGTCGAGGAAAATCACGGGCGTGAGCGCCTGCCCATTGGCCCCGCGTGTCTGCGTGACCTTCACCGTGAACGCCGCAAAGTCGTCCGGTCGGTCGCGCCAGTCAAACGGCGGCACCCAGTAGCCGGGATACGCGCACTCGGGCGAATACGTGACGTGCGTTGACCCAGCGTCGACGAGCGGCTGTAGCCATTCCGGCTTCACCGGCAGATAGGCCGTGAACATCGGCAACATGTTCGTCGGGTCGTAGATGTTGCAGAAGTTGGCGCGGACATTCAGCATGTCCGCACGGCTAGGGCGCGGGAGCGCGACAGGCTCCAGCGCGCACCGAATCATGCCCATGCCGACCGTGATGTTGATTGGCTGATTAACAATCGGCTGATAGCCGTCTGCTGAGACATTCAAGAATGCCTGCGGCAAACCGGGCCGGTCAGCCTTACACCAGAACGACGCGAACCCGTCTGGGAGATTCGTTGCCCCTGCCGCTTCGTTGTTGGGAGGCGTGCGCCGAATGGTGAACGATCGGCACTGAATCGGCGCGCCCGTCTTCGCGTCCGTGGTGACGACAGAAGTGTCGACAAATACGTCCATGTCTCCGCTCATATACAATCCCTTCGTGCGCCTGCCGGCGCTGTTGGCGTGTTGCTCATACGCGCTGACGGCACACGCTCCGTCAGGCGCACACATCTTACCTCACTGCCCATGCACCCGCAGATTGGCGATGGTCAACCGACGCGGCGCAAGGGCGGCAGTCGGCACGCCTTCGGCTACCGCTTCCGTGTAGTTGCACGACTCGGGCAACTGCCAGCAGCCGAGCAAGAAATACATGACGTGCCACCCGTCGCCGTATTCGGCTTCGAGGTTCTTGGGATCGCAATGCGGAGGACACGGCACCGACGACTGACCCAGCACAATGCCCAACTGCCACACAACGGCCACCGCCGT